TTAAAGTCACCACCACCATCTTCATATAAGAATCTGTTGTAAGGAATCTTAGAAACTTGTTTTAGTTTATCTGAGAAGTATTTTAGTGCTTCAACATCTGATAAATCAGGGCCATCGCCACCAAGTGTATCGATTTCTGGAGTTTCACCATCTTTAGAAGGTAACCAGTACTCTCTAGAGAATTGAAGCATTGGTTTACCATCAGTTTCAAGCGTACCTGAATCCCAATCAAAGTCAACAACTTCTTTATAGTTATTCATCAGCTGAGCAAGCGATTGTTTTGCTCTCGTCTTAGATTTACCACCCATTGGAATAACAAACTTCATTCTAAACGAAGCGTTAGTTACAGCCCAAATAATACGAGTATGCTCCATAATTCTCATTAAGTTAAACGCTCTAATTAAACGCTCAACATAAGAAACTCTTGAAACTGTAGTGATTGATGAATATGATAGGTAAATAATTTGAGAATCATATAGGACTCTCTCTTTAATTGGATCATCTTTAAACTGAATCCAAACTTTCTTACCATCGTCTTTGTTAAAACCAGGCATTAAAGTAATTGGGTCAATCTCTTTAAATCCAATAATTTCTTTTTGATCTTCTGAATAAATGATCTCGAATGATAGATAACCGTCGATTAGGAACTTTCTAAAAAAGTACCATGCTGATTGATCAGAGTTAAACCCAAAGTATTGATAAATTTGTCTGAAGGCTTTCTTCATATACTTATCAACATCTTCAGAAACTTCTAAACCAATAATATCTGGATAACACATGAAGTTTTTATCGTCATAAACAATAGTTTCATCACATAAAATATCTAGAATGTCTTCGATCTCATCGTTTAGTGCAAATTTTCTAAGCTCCTCTCTTTTTGTACCATAATCTTGGTCAAAAAGCGGAATAGACTTTCTCATGTTAGTGTCAGTCATAGACAGCGCTGCGAAAGCACCATACATGTCGTCATTATCAGCTCCTAAAACATTCATCTGGCCATAGCCCAATGCGTCTTCAGTTGGACCAATTGCTTGAGATTGGCGTAGAACCATATCATCGTAGTACATACCAAACGATGAAAGACTCTTAAGAGCCGTACTTAAATTGAACGGTCGTTTATTGGTTGATAAAGGACCATTTCTATCGTTAACAAAACCTGCCATTTAGATCAGTTTAATTTCTTTATATATTCTTATTATTATAATACTTTCTGAACATTAGTCGTACCATACGTTCTGTAACGCCTTGCATCTCCATCATGTTACAAAGTACTATCTTTGCCCAATTTTCATAAGAGACAACTGCTTGATTGCCCTTTAAATTTGGTTTATATTGCCTTACTGCAAATCCAAAGCCATGTCTATCTAAATATCGCTTTGCACCGTCATAAGTTAGATTCAAACCACTTTGTGCTTTAGCGTTTTTAGGCGCTCTAGTGCTACCAGTTGTGATCTGTCCCATTAGTCTTGTATGAACATCGTCTAACAATGTTTCTTTTAATTCTACTGGTAAAAGATTTAAGTTAATCCCAACCTCATTGCCAGCGTGAGGATCTAAAGCTAAAACAATTGGATTTTTATCCCACCATTCTAAACCCTCTGTGACTGGAGTTTCATATCTAAAGACATATATTTTACCAGGTGTAAATCTACCACCATATTTAGCGACTTCATTATTCCTAAATGTATTTAGTGAAGATTCATACCATTTTAGTGCTTCGACTCTTGCGTTAGCCTTAGAACCATGAAGCTTAATCAATGATCTTATGTCTTTTTTGATTTGACCCATTTTACTTTAATGATTTTTCAGTCATTACAACAAAGCGCCAACCTCTACCGTCAGCATATTGTTTCGCTGCAGTATATTTATCCCTATTAGTTACGTACTGCTCGGCTAAAAACTTATAGTTATCTAAAGCCTTTTTTGAATTTTTGGTAGGCGGTTTAGGCTTTTTGATTTGAGCCTCTGGTTTAATTTCAATTAAGATGTGATCTATTTCACCGTCTGGTTTTTTAATCTGAATGTAAAAGTCAGGGTAATAAGTTCTTTTCTTGTTTTGTAACTTAGACCAATATGGTATTTTAACTGGTTCAGAAGACCACATGATAACACCATCTTTAGTGTCACACCATATCATGAATTTGCGTTCCCATGAAGAACGGTATATGATTGGTTGAGGACCCACATATCTATCAGGATTATTAGGTTTAAAATAACCTTGAATAAAGCCTGAATTTTTAGTGGGTTTAACTCTTTTTATTGACATTATATTGTAAAGATACCACCCTCTTCACCTGGCCTTGAACCAGCTCTATCAATAGACATTGTATCTTTATATTTTTGAGGATGTATTTTATTCCAACCTTTTGCATAACCTCTTTTAGCAATTTCTGTAAAGTATGCGAACGCATTAGGGTACTTTGGGTTAAAGTTTCTCCAATACTTTAAAAGATCTAACAGTGCAAATTGAAGACAGTCATCACGATCCTGTGAGTCTACATAGACCATTTTTCTAATCGTCCTTTCGGCTAAAAGAATAAGCATCTTTTCAGCTTCACGAGTCAATTGACCTTGCTCTTTTGATTTTACAATCTCGTTGTAAAGATCCTTATTATTTAAATAGTTTTTCTTTCTAGCCACTTTGCCTTAATTATAGTTTGTAATTGTTATAATGTTATACACAAAAAAAGCCGCATTGTTTATAAATGCGGCTCATTTTTAATAAGGTTGAGCAGTTTTAGACTCCTTCGCCATCTTGTAATTCAATGTAAGACTTTGGTACACGTACCAGAGCGTCATCAACATAACAATTGACTAAGTCGTCCTTAGCAGCGCTAGAGTAATCAAGTGCATCGGCTGAAACCTCAGTTCCAAGTTTGATACCTTCAAATTCTCTTTTTAGAATTGCAGGTATATAACCATCTGATCTTGATTTATTCTCTTCATTTAGAATGAACTGCTCAAAGCGTTTAGTAGTATTATTTTCAGATAAGAAATACGAAGTATACTCTTCTCTAGTTAGACCCATTTGAGATCTATGAAAGTCGATAAAATCTGTTATAATACTCATTTTAATGATAATAAATATTTTAGCTTATCTAATTGTGCTGTAATGATTCTTGCTAAATCATAAATTTCTTCGTGCATTGGATCGATAACAAGTTTAATCTCGTCATTAATCACTTCGTATAAGTTTTCGAAGAATTCTGCGATAGCACCATCAGAATAATTTTTAATTGTAATTGTAGCTTCACCGAAGTTTGGTCTTTCTTTGATGCCCATGATTGACTCAATTAATCCGTCAACATTCTCTAAGAAGTTTTCATAGAACTCACCAAACGCTTCATGTTGTGCAAATGATTGAGTTTGCCAGTGAAATACATGTGCTTGATCTCTAGCCGCTAAAAGTTTTAGGGCAAAGTTACCAAATGCATCTCCTTCGGGTGTCGAAGCGTTAAAACCTTCGTTAATAAAATCTGAAAAATTCTTAATCATTATAGTGTTGCTTTTAATTCTTCAATCTCTTCTTCGAATCTTGCGATTTCACCTTCAATAAGATTGTCGGCTAATCTAATTTCTTCAATTGATTTATCTGCTTCTGCAAGTAGACCTCTTTGATCTTTAAGGAAGTTGATAATGTCTTTCTTTTGAGCCATTGTTGCAATAACACTTGCTCTGTCTGCCATTTCACCTTCAACTAATTCTGAAAGAAATTCAGTTACGTCAATATTAGTTTTTTCTGTAACATACTCAACTGCTGCGTTTGCAGTGTTTGCTTTAAAGAAGTTGTATAACTTAGCAGATTCGTTAAGTCTTGAGATATAAACGTTCTCTCCTAATTTCATTACATCAATTAGGTTGTTGTTTTCGTTTACTGTTTTAACAAAATCTAAATTAACAAATTTGTCAATGTTAGTCGCTGCATTCTCAAATGCAATAGCAACTTGTTTTTCATCGTATCTAATAACTCCAGCTGCCATTAGGTATTCAGTAAAACTGTCTTCTAAAACTTCAGAATTGCCTAGATAGAATTTGTTTTCGTTGATATTGTAGTGTATTCTGTGTACACTGTGATACCATATAATGTTTTCATTTGTGAATTGAAAGTTTTCTAAAGCCCATGCTAAATTTAGCACATCTTCTGAAATAGTTTCGTTCTCAATGATTGTATTATCCTGTGTGTTTGCTGTAAATGATTTACCGTGTAGATAGAATTCTACTAGATTCTCATTAATAATTTTTACTGGAGAAAGTGTCATACTTAATACGATTTGTTTTATTATATATCTTTATTTCTTGAATAATTCATTAACAATTTAATCTACTATTCTTTTTGGATTGTCGTCTGACGTTCTATCGAAATCCTCTTCGCTAGTATTAGTTGGTTGAGTATGAATCTCAAACATTCTATTACCAACGTGCATTTCAGTTTCCCATTCAAATGACGGAATATGTGAAACAACCTCTAGTGAAAATGTTACTTTATAACCCTCGTTAGAGTCAAATGAGAATTCAACAGGTCTGTCAGTTGAATAATCGTCTGGCATTGCATAATAGGCTGGTAGCTTATAAGTACCTTCATTAAGATCACCGACTTCTACATTATATTGATTTGATTTATATAGTCTTTTTATAATTCTTTCTGTTACTTTAAACATATCTAATTGTGATGAAACTATAATCTCTACATCAAATCCAATTACAATTGGAATCATTGTGAATTCAGAGTTATAACCTTCCATTGCACCATTATCATTCATCTTAGCATAAGAACCTCTAATTCTCTTATTAACTAATTTAGATGAATCTATATTAAGGCTTGTAAAGTTAACAACGCCTCTTGGTACAATATCATAGTTACCGTCGGCTCTAGTTTCTGAAGGTGCACAGTTTAGTCCGTTTTTAGTTAAGAATAAGAAATTATCCTTTAAAAAATCTGGATCACCTGCAATTGCATAATAAAAAGGTACATCAACCTCAACTCTTTCACTTGGACTATAACCAACTGTTTCATCGATGTCTGATCTTTCAATTTCTCTGTAGAAATATACCTTATTATTTAGATCTGCTAAAAGCCCTACGATTAAATGTCTAACGACACTATCGTCTTTATTAAATTTTACATTATATGTAGCCATAGATACTATATATCTATCAATCTATAGCTTCAATTTCAAATTTAGAGAATCCGTTATCTTTGTAGATTTGAATCTTCTTGTCGAAGATTTCATGCGGTAGAACAGTGTGATTAATAACAAATGTATTGATCTTATTTTCTTTAATTACTTGAGCAAGAATCTTTAAGATGTTATAAACACCATCAGTATCAACTGAGCTTAGCAACTCGTCTAAGAATAATAGGTTTAATTGTGGGAATCTTAACTTAAGAATCTTAATAATAGCAATAATGATAATAAAATCAGCAGCCTTTCTTTCACCAGTTGAAAGAGTCATTGGATTAATCTCTTCACCTAAGTGATTAATAATACAATCAAATTTATCATCGAACCTAATATGGAATGGCAAGTGCATTGTATTGATCATTGCCGCAATATTGGCGTTCAATCCTGGTAGAATTGTTTTAACTGCCATATTCTTAACACCGTCTTCGCCTAAAACAGACTCTAAAGTTTCTAAGAAATAGTATTCACTAGAAGCACTATCTTTTGTCTTAGATTTGTCCTTTTCTTGCTCTTGAAACTGTTGAATTAAATTATCAAGATGACTAAATTGCTCTTGATTACCAGCTGAATTCTTAATGCGTATCAGTTCGTTTTTAATGTTATTGATGTTTGTCTTAATTGAAGAAACTTTGTCTCTAATTAAAGATTGCTTTTCTCTAGCATCACCGATAGAAGCTTTAATAGCCATCACATCGTTTTCAATAGACTGCATTTCATTAGGAATCACATTAGCTCTATCTTGATATTCTTCTTTCTTATGTTTGTGAAAATCAGAATCCATTGGAGCCTCACACGTAGGACATGCATTCTTTTCATATAAAGCTAACTTCTTCTTAAGAGAATCTAACTCATACTTCATATTAGAATACTTGTTGTTTTTAACGCTTAGATCTTCTTCAATTGTACCAATCTTATCAGATAACGCCTTCTGTGCTTCTTCAAGCTTCTTTTTACTCTCATCAAACTTAACGAGTCTATCTTTAAGCTTTTTAATCTCGTCTTTGTTTTTCTCTTCGTTTTCTTGCTG